TAAAATGGATTGGCCGGAAGAATGAAGACGCATTGCATTTACGGGCACGAATTCACCCCCGAGAACACTTGGCGAAACCATAAAGGATACAGGTGGTGCCGCCAGTGCTCCAAAGACAGAGCGAGGAGAAAGCGACAGCATCAGCCCAACCCGCCCCATGTGCGTTTGAAGTTGTCAAGCAAGTCGTAGGCGGCGATGGCGTGAGGGGTGTTGGCACTCCCGTGCATCCCCGCAGCAATCGACGCGCCGCTCTCTTCGACCACGAACCCGGACTCTCCACGCTGTTCGACCATGTCCACCACGAAATGGATGACGGCCTGCTTTACTTCGGCCGGCAGAGCGGAGATGTTCGTCCCCGCGACGTGTGAATACACCGTGGGAGCGGCGAAGAGGATGGGAGAGGTCCCCATGACGTAATCCGCGGCCACGTAGACGACCTCGTCGTTGCTGGCGTCCCAGATGGTGAGTTGCTGGCCCGGCAGAGCGCCGGTCGGATCCACGACGTCGAGCGAGGTCACGCCCGCGTCCACGTCAGCGGTGGAGAAGGTGTTGGTCCAACCCGAGATGTAGGAGTACTGAACATATTGTGGACTGCGCCAGCCCTGCCCGCGCACCAACAACGCCGAGAGCGCGCCGATGCCGTCGAAGACCTGCGTCCCGCCTCCGCAGCCGAGGATGGTGAACTCGTCGTCGTTCACCATGCAGTTGTTGTTCGAGAGCGCCACCGCACCGAACGCGCCGGGGTTGGGTCCGTAGGCGAAGGAGGTGACCGCGAGGATCGGCGAGAACTCGGGGTGGATGATGAACTCACCCGCGCGCGTCAAGGTCGATTTCTTCTGCTCGGTGTTGCCCGTGGCGTTCAGGGTCCCGAACTTGCCCATGCAATGCGAGTCGACCTTGCCTGACGCGCGGATGATGAGTTGATTCAGCGCCTTGTCCTGGTCGGACTGGTCCCCGGCCTCCACGAACGTCTCGTAGGAGAGCATCGAGGCGGTGGGAGAGGCGAGGAACTCATTCAGGGACAGGTACGGCTCGGCTCTTCCCCACTGGAGGTTCGAAGCGTTGAGAACGGTCATTCTGCCTCCAGATTGCTAGACCCACACTTGCAACGGTCGCGGAACAGCCCCAGGTGCCCGCAGTCCTGGCAGCGATACCCCGGGATGTGCGTCGCGCGAAACGTCGTCCCGACCCGACCGAACTCCGAGCCTTTGAGCATTCCTCGCCCGACGTGGTCCGAGACTTCGAACGTCCCATCCGCACCGCGCCTTATGGGCTTGGAGCCGTCAAGGGTGAGTTCCTTCACACCGTCAGATGAGGCGATGAGTTTCATGCTCTTAAAGTACTGCCTGGCGGGGGTGAGTCATCGCCACCCCCGCCAGATCAGACTTAACCGTTGGTGATGCCGGTGATGACACCCGACAGGACCGGCGCTTCGAACACGCAGGTTCCGTAGCGGTAGGTCGAGCGGTCGTAGCTCATGCCGATCTGCGGCCAGTCGATCACCATCGTGTCGACGGTGTTGACGACCTTCATACATGAGGTCACGCCCGAGTCAGCCCACGGAACTTCCCACGACTGGATGACCGCGACACCAGCGGGCATATAACGGTGGACGATGAAGTCCACCATCTTGCTCGTGGCGGGGTTCACGACTCCGCCGACCGAACCGCCCATGATGACGCCGTTCTCACCCGTCTGAAGGTTGATGCGGTACGAGACGTTCTGCGCGTTGTTCTTCAACAGGTTGTAGAGCGCGACGGAGCACGCACCCGTGAAGTAGATCGCGTCAGGGTCAGCGCCCTGGGTCACGTACAACTGCTCGAGAGCGGTCTCGAACTCACCGCCAGGGTTGGAGGTGGACAAGGGACCGTTCAGGGCCAACTGGTAACCGCCCAACGCAGGGTTGGAGTACTCCGAGATCGCCCCGTCGTAACCCAAGGAGTTGCCCGAGCCGTTGTCCGCCGACGTCGAGGGCAGAGCCGCGACAGTGGTGAACGTGGCCGGAGAAGCCCCGGTGGTCAGGACGGTCGTTCCCTTGTAGTACGTGCCCGAGTAGTTGGCGTAGATGTTGATGGCAATCGTGCCGCTCGGAACGCCGACCAGTGACGTGATCTTGATGCCGTGCCCCGCCGTGATGGTCGGAGTGCCACTCAAGGTGATGGCTTTGGACTCGCCCTGTGCCGAGGAGAACGTCGCGTACGCCGCGGTGATGGTTGCCCCCGGAAGCCCCGAGTTCGTCACCGTCGAGTCGTCAGCGGCGGTTCCCGAAGCACCCGAGACCACTAGAGCCGTCGAGACGCCGCTCAGCAACGCGCGCTCTTCGCCCAGCATGTCGGCCCACAACAGCGCGAGCATCGACACGGCCTGCGCGTCGGTGAAGCCCTGAGCGGCGAACTGCTGCTGCATCGAGACCGAGTCCGAGAAGCCCATCTCAACGAAGGGCTTGAAGGTCGCGTCACCCGTGTAGGCGATTTGGTTCGGTCGGTTCAAGGTGACACCGTTGACGGTGATCGTGTTCGAGGTGGAACTGAAGAACGGTGACACGTTCGGCTGTGCGCCGCCCGAGTTCGTCACCGCGGTCAGGCGCCGGTACTCAATTCCTTGGCCGATGCCCTTCTCGCGCGGGGTGCGATTGCGGAAGTGCAGATCCTTGGGGATTAGCATCAACAGCGCACCTTCCACGAAGTACGGCGTGATGCCGGTGTAGGAGATCGGGGTCTGAGCAATCGGCGAGCCGAGTTCCCATTCCTTGATCGCGTCCGGCGTCAATCCAGCCTTCTGGAGTTGAGCGGTGACAGTCTTGCGCAGTTCGGCATTGCCGTCGAGGACGACACCGACGCCCTTGGCGAAGCCGAGGACCTCGCCAGAGTTGCGCATCCTGATTCCTTCGTTGCCCGCTTCGATCAGGAGGCTCTTGAGCGCCTGAAAGTTCTGGACCACGTTGCCGTCGAACAAGTCGCCGGGCTTGGGGATTCGGTAGGTCATGGCCTACTCACTTTCTTGTAGTTTGAGATTCTTCACCTGCTCGCGGATTGCGGCGGCGGCTTTCATGAACTCTGCCCGTTCCTGTCGGTCCTCGATGAGATTCGCGGAGCTCTCGAGGCTCAGGGCCTCACTCTCCAGCGTCTCGACCTGTGCAGCCTTGGCCTTTTGTTCGGTGGTACGTCTGATTGCGATTTCTCGCGGTGCTGCCCACGTCTTCATCTGCTCGATAGTCGCCTCAAGGCCAGAGACCTTCTGTAGCAACTCTTCTCGAGCACTCTTTTCCAACGCGATCTTGTCCTCGACGCCGAGCGCCTTGAGGAGTCCTTCTGCCAGCGCGGAGCGGTCCGCGTTCGTGGCGTCCTCGGCTTGAGCGGCCTTGATGAGATCGGCCGATACGCCCAAAGTGGTCAGGTCCATGTTGTCTCCTTCGTACGGGTCGGAGGTTTCCCCGCCCCAGAATTCACCGCTCCACCAGGACATGAACGCCGAGAGCGCGCCGAGGAGTTCTGCGATGTCCCACAACTCCGGTTTCCCCGAGGCGAGTTCCTCGAGTTCGGTGGTGATGCAGGCGATTACTCCGTCACGCACCGCCGCGAGAACCGCGGGGTCGTGAACCATTCCAGCGGCTTTGGCGAGGTTCGGAGATTCCTTGAGCATCTTGGCCAAGACCTCAATTGCGGACTTGCCCTGGACGCAGTCGGGGCACTTGACCTTGCCGCCGCGGATTGTCCCTTTGCCCTTGCAGGTCTTGCAATCGGGGTCGGGCTTGGCGGCCTTCAGATCTCCATCGACGACTCCTTCGTGGTCCGGTCCTGAGTTCGTGGAGGGCTTGATATCCACTCCGCCGACCGTTCCCGCACCATTGCAGGCGGGGCAGCTGTGAAAGTTCTCGGTCGTGCCGCCTTCGTGCAGGACCTGGCCGATTCCCGAGCACGTGTCGCAGGGAACAGCATCGTCGGTCTGAACCATCGCTTCGACGGTGACCTCTTTGATGAGGAGTTCGGAACCTTCAGCGACGCCGCCGACCATCTTGGCGATTTCGAATGAGTCGATCTTGGCGTTGGGATTCGCCGGCCGGTCCACCAGCGAGATTTCGATGATCTTTCCCGCGTTGATGATGCCGTTGGGAGCCATCGCGAGGGCGTGGGCGGACTTGTCCAACCCGTAGCCCTTGATGCCGATGGACAGTCCCTTGAAGACACCCGTCTTGACCTTCTCCGCCGCACCGGGGTCGACGACAATCGTCTCGATCCACCAACCCGAGCCCTTTTGCTTCATATCGACAGCGGTGCCGACGGCGTTGGAGCCGTGCATCTCGCGCACGTTGCCCCACTCGTACCAATCGGTCATGGCCTCTTTCAGCCATACGGGGTCGCAGCGTTGACCGTCGAGGTCGAGGGAGGCGTCGGTCGCTAAGCCCCTGACGTGGAGGCGTCCGGCGTCATCCTCGAACTTCTCCAGGTTGCCCAAAAACGCATACAGCGTGTCGTCAGTCTTCGGTCCGGTCATGTGACCCCCTTCGGTTTAAATACTAAGGATGTAACTTGGGCGTCACCAAGTCGGGCTAATTGACCACCGACTCCCAGGTGCACATGCAATTAGGATGAGCGGGCATCCCCGTGGCGCTGGCGAGGTCGTAGGGGTTCGCGTCCTCTTTGCCCAGGCATATCTCACACGCCCCGTCCTCGCACACCCAGTTCACTTCACTGACCCCGGCCGATGAGACCGCGTCAAGGTAGGCGGCGTTGTATCCGCGGTTCGCCTCGGTCATCGCGACGACGCTGGCCTGGTTCGTGGTCATATCTCCCAACACCGCGTCGCGCACCCTCGATTCGATGGCCACGGCGCTCTCACCGTTCGCCACGCCGTCCGAGACGGCGGTCTCGACCCGTGAGATGGTGGTGTCCTCTAGCCCCTTGATCCTGGCCGGGACCTGTGCCAAAAGAGCTTGCAGTCGCAGTCCGGCCGACGACACGCCGTCCACATGGTCAGATGCGACCGCGGTGGCCGCTTGCTGCGCGTCACCATAGAGGGCGGTGAGCGTGGCCTGTAGATCACTCGAGGGGAAGGCGACGTTCGCCGTCACTGCGGTGGCGACGGGTTGACCTCCGAGACTCGCCGCGATCGCTGCCGAGACGCCGGTCATGGCCGAAAGACCGTCAACGATGGCTTGGTGGTGCTGTGCGGCGATTCTGACGACGTACTCGAGGTTATGCGCCGCTTTTGGGTTATCAGCGGTCAAACGACCAACCTCGGACACGAAATGCTCCAAGAGGTTCCCCGGTACCGGCAGCGAGGTCTTCACCATGAAATACGCCGATTCGTTGAGTTTCTCGGCCACGTCATCATCCAGGGTCCCGAACTCGAAGGCGCGCCAGTTCCCGCGCTTGATGCGGCCTTTGACGTACTTGGTGAAGTCTCGAATCTCGTCGATCTCGACGGATTTCACACCAGTTTGCGTCGTCCCGCCTTCACCCGTGCTTTTCCCAGGACCTTGGCCTTGGCCACTCGAACCTTCTTGTTCTTCACCGTTTTCTTGCTGTGCCCCTTGGCCGTTCCCGCCAGGTCCGCCAGAATCTGAGCCGTCGTCGCCATTGTTTCCTCCTGAGTTTTGAGCGATTGAGAGTTGCGCCGCCTGATTCGCCTGTTGGGTGGCGAGGATTTGATTCATCAGCACCGGGCCTTGAGGCGTGACAATCATGGGGATGTCGGCCTCGGGGAACTCGTAGTCCGGCAGTCCCAGGTCCTTTCGGATGTCGTTCATCACCACTCCACCGATGGCGAAGTACTGAGCGTGGGCCTTGGCCGCTTCGAGTCGGTCCTCGGAGCCTTCGTCGTCGGTCAGGACGTAGGCGATCGAGCGCGGGCATCCTTGGTAGCGACGAGCGAGCGCGGTGATGAATCCCTCGATGCGCTTGTTCTGAGGCTTCGCCGAAACCGATTCGGATTCGTCCTGGGCGCCTTCTGAGGCACCCTTGCCACCACCGAGTCCCGCTCGAGCAATGACCCCCATTTGCGTGGGCAGCACTCCGAAGTGTCCGCAGACCCGCTTGATGAGCATCTCGTCGAAGTCGCCTTTGAACTTCTCGTCGATCTGAGGGGTGAAGACCGGGGCCTTCCATCCGGCCGGCAGCGTGGTCATCAACTGTCGCGTCGAGGTCTGCCCCGAGAGCCAGTCGTTCAGGATTCGCTGCCAGTTCGTGAAGTTCTGCTGGCTAATCTCGGTGGTGTCGGTCTCGAAATATCCCCGCGCCGTCGAGCCGTAGGTGTATTCGGCCTGCAACCACTTCAGGCGTTCGACGTAGACGTTGCCAATCTGCAAGGCCATCTCGACTGGTGAGAGGCCGTAGGGCGAGTTGGTGCGCCGGTTCATCACGAAGTAACTCAGTTGGTCGCGGACCCCGACGTTGAACTCTCCGCCCAGGAACGTCTTGTCTCCCTTCTCGCCCGTGGAAATGAACTCACCCCTCGGGAAACCGTAGAGGATTTGAGCGTACGCCGGATTCGGCGGGTACGGAATCCCTCCTTCGTTGTCGAGGTAGCACTTGATGGTCGAGGCGTCGATGATCTCGAAACCGATGACCTGGCCGCCCAAGTTGTAGCGCGGATGCACCGCCAGCCCGTCGTAGACAAGGATTTGCCACATCGCCTCGGTAATCCACTCCTCCCAGGTCCGGTCCGACTGAGGGTAGGGGTTCGCCCACATCTCCGAGAGTTGGTTGATCTTGTCGATGTTCTGGGCGCGGGCGATTTTCGCGGCCTCGCTTGAGGAGCAGTTGTTCGCGGCCATGATGTCATTGATGGCGTCCTGGGACACCTGCCACGAACCCGACATCTTGACGACGTCGGCGGTTCGAATCGCGATGGCGCGAGAGAAGATGTCGATCTGCACGGCGGCAGAGCTCAGAATGTTCCACTGGGCGAGTCTCTGTTGCAGGTCGAGGTTCCACGCGACCTCGTATTGCCACTTCCTCGGGTCCGCGCGTCCGGTCTTGGGGTCCACCTGGTCCAGAGGCATCGGACGCATCGGATACGCCGGCCCCAGTCCACCGCCGAACGCTGCGGGGTCGCGAGCGAGGAGTTGGGCGAGCATCCCCGGGGTGTTGCCGGGCCCGGTCATCATCGTCGCTCTCTGAACCGCGAGACCACCCGGTGCCGTCGTCGCGGCGGAGGCTTGGGCCATTGGACTTCCGGCGAGGGCCTGACTCTTGGCGACCGCTGCTCCGAGTCGATCAACGGCGCGGTCGGTCAGCGTCTGAGCGCCGTTCTGCACCGTCTTAGCGGTCAGTCTCAGTAGATCAGCGGTCTTAGCCACGGTTCACACCGCTCCATTGGTTGACCACATCAGGAACTCTCCCCGAGGGGTTCAGACCTTGCCCGCATTGACGACACACCGTCGAGCCTTTCGGATTGGGCATTTGGCACCTCTCGCAGATTTCCGCTATCTCTGTCAAGAATCTACTGCCCTGCGCAGTCCCAGCCAACTCCGTGAGTCCATGCACCATCGCGTCGAGGCGGTCTGGTGACTTCGGATCGTCGGCGGCCCATGACAGCATCTGGTCTTCCAACTTCGCTAAGTGTCGCACCTCGTGACCGTTCTCGTAGTGTTTCACGTGAAACACCTTGTGCTGCTCGTAGAGCGACGCTATTGGTTCGGCGCGGAGTTTCTTGCCGACGTACGCCTTGACCGCCTTTACCGGAGCGTAGGGGTCGATGGAGTGCAGTATCTCGGCGACCGCCGTTCCGCCCTGGTTGTCCTCGTAGACGATGAGGTCGCAGTTGTGGATTCGAAACGCCTCCAATGCTCTTGACGCATAGCCGAAGATTGTGTCCTTGCAGGAGTAGTCCGCAATCACCGCGAGGCGGTTGTCTAAGGCTTTCCCACAGACGATGATGCCGGTCTCGTCCGAGGTCTCGGTGTTCGTGACGGCGGGGTCGATGGCGACGACTCGGCGCTTCCATTCCATCGGTGCGTCTTCGTGCAGGATGTTCTCCAGCACCCATAAGGAACCGGGAACGTCCTCTAAAAGTTCTCCGAGTCCTTCCTGTCGCCAGAGCCGCGTGCCTTCGTAGGCTTCCTTGAAGGCTTTTAACTGAGCGGCGGAGAGGTTGTCAGCGTTGTCGTAGATTGAGCCCCTGGTGATAACCACAGACCCGTCATCAGCTTTCGCCCACTCTTTCAACAGCCTGTGTCCTGGCTTGGGGGTTGTCGTCACGATCGCCCGCGGGTTGTTCCCGATTCGTAAGGCGAAGCCGACTCCCTCGTGCCAAATCTCGTAGGAGTAGCGCCATTTGCCGACCTCGTCCGCCCACAGTCCGGCCAGGTTCAACCCTCGCCCGACGTCAGGGGTGTCGGCGCCGAGCATATGGATCACTTGGCCGGTCATGAAGATGATCTGCCACTGTGAGCGGTTATAGACGTAGTGGACGTTCTCCTCGAAACCTCGATTCCTCAGCACTCGTCTGATTCCGGACGGCCCTTCGACGCAAATCTTGCGACAGTCCGAGAACGTCTCGGCAATCACCGCCCATTCAGTCGGCGCGCCGGATTCGTCCACGGGATTCTCTAAGACGAGGTAGACGAAGTTCTCGGCACCTGATCTGGTCTTTCCCCATCCACGCCCGGCTTGTTGCAGCCACACTCTCCACAGTCCGGGGGGCAGTTGTTGCTCAGGTCTGCCAACGAACCACCAGGGATTCTTGGCCAACTCAAGTCGTAGATCGTGCTCGAGACCTTCAATCCACTGGATCTGCGCCTCGAGCGGCAGACGAGAGATTTGCTTGGCGAGGGAGTCCGACATTGATTAAAAACTCACTCCCCGGGTTGGAATCCGAATAATCCTGATAGTTTTCCTCATTCGGCTGAGGTTTCACTCATTCGCGCCAGCAACCCGAGGACGGCCTCTTTCGCCTTCTCGGACTGGCTTTCGATGTTCGCCGTCACCACCACTCCGGTGAGCTCCGTT